CTAAAATTACTTTAAGTTGTTGAATAAGTTGTTCCATAGTAATCCTATTTATTATTCTTTAAAAATTTAACCAGTTCAGTTGTTGACCCAACAAATACAGCCTTATCTATATTCGTGGTCGAATTGTTTTTTACTTGAGTTGGATCCAAATCTTTTTTACGTTTTTGAATTTCTAACAAGTCTTTATTTAAGTCTGCTAAGTTTTTAATTAACCCAGCCGCAACTTCATATGCTCTTGGATGCTCTGATGCATTGGCAACTAAAAGTAAATTGTCAATTGCACTATTACCTTTTGCAATTAATTCCCGAATGTTTGTTCGTGCAAATTCAGCATCATCTTCAACAGGAGTTTTTACTTCAACAACTTCTGTTGTTTCATAGTTGATTGGTTCAACATCTAAAATGTCAGATAATTTTTCATTCAATTTGTTCATATATTAGGCCATCTTGTAATTGATTCTGCAAATCCAAATTCATCATCTGGTAATGCATTAGAAGGATTAGGGGTTGTTTTTACTAAAATTCCTTCTAGTGGATTAACTTTTAATCCTGTAACAGTGTATGTTGCATTAGTGTAATCACCCTTAACAACATCACCGACTTCAAGTAAATGATTCAAACTATTGACAGTCAATATACCAGTATTTGAATTACTAAAATATTCAACTTGACCGATTACACCTCTATTGTCAACTCTAATTGATTCACTATCAGCAAAATAGTTTGAACCGTTTGCGTAATCAACATATACTGTTTGTTCAAGTCTATTTTGAGAATCAATAAAGATAGATGTATTTGCTTGACGAATAATTTTACCAGATTTAACTGGTGGCCAGATATGTCCTTTTGCGGTAAACTCTAAGTTCCAAATAATCAATCTGGTGTTCATTAGTTCACCCTCATAGTCCACTTCATTTGAAACTGAATTCAAAATGATTGGCATATCATATTTTGGTTCCATATCAGGAATAAAATCTACAGTCACACTAAAATCTGGTGTGAAGAATGGTAGAATCTGTTCTAAGATTTGTGTGCCGTCTTCTGTGTTTCTTACATAGATTGATAATGAAAAATCAAAATTGTAAGGCACAGGAACATATTGTGCTTTTATACTTGTAGAATCTTTAGCAGCAAAATTACGCATCGTTGATGGCAATTTTCTACTTGAATCATAACTCATACCTGTCATCTCAAACGAGATTCTAGGAACAGACGTTGCAATTGATTTAGTTAGTGTTGGGTCAGAAGTTAATCTTACCAAATATTTTTCTTTTGCACCCCATGTCAATGGAACTTTAAAAGTTTCTTTTGCATGTAAACCATCCGCAGTATATCGTACAATGAAAATATCATTGAATACTGTACCAAATGCAACAACAATTTTTCGTATTGTTCTGTTATAGAAGTGGTCATTATTTAACATTAATTAGCCTCACCGAATGGATTGTGTTCTGTGAAGTCAATAATCAAATCAGCTTCAGATTGAATTCTGGAGTTATCTACAATATCTTCAAACGCATCATTCTCATGGTATGCGGTATCAGCAACACCAAATGAAGTCCAAGATGCACCGCTTGTTGCGCCATGGACAATAGTATTATTGGCATATGTGCCTTGTGTGAGAACCACGTCCAACTGTCTGTTGTTGGCTGTCCATGAATGTACTACAGCTTGGAAAGTTGAATTTGCCAGACTTGTGCCTTGATACACATATTCATCCATAACATATGCACCAGTACCACCGGCTTCCATAGTAAGTTGTGTTCTCTTGTATGCATCTCTAATCTGACCATCAATTTCTTCAATGCCAGTATGAATAACTTCTTCTGAGAATACATATTGCTTGCACTTCAATGCAAATACATATACGTTGTTTCCACGACCACGACCTAATGTATAAAACATTGCCTGGTCATTCTCATGTTCAACAGAAGTAATTTCAAAAAAGTTTTGAACCAATGGAATGTAAATTAAATCACCTTCTCTTGGTCTAAAAAGATTTGATGCAGCTGTTACATATTTAAATCTGCGGCGTGATACTAATAAAGTGAGTTCATCTCTAATCTCTAAACCAAATTTAGAAATGAAGTCACCTTCACCATCCATACCTGTGACATTTTCAAGATACATTTCAAGCGAATATGCTTTTGTATATGTCTTTAATGTATCTTCACCATATAGGTAATCTACTGAGTCACGGCTTTCCCTTGGCATGTAATACAAATCCATTCCATGAATTTGCATAGCCTCAATAACCAAATCTTCAACCAGTAATTGTTCACTGGTGATTTGGTCAACTGGAAAATTATTAAAGTAAAAATTCGTACTCATTATTAACCAGTAAAGATTTCAGACGGCAAGCTACTCATGTTGTATATTTCTTCTTCCATCTTATTTAATTCATCTAATGCTTCTTGCATGATTCGTGGACCATCTAACGTCACACCACCAGGCATTTGAATACCAGCAAACTTAGAAAGGTTTGAGCCCCATTGATATTTAATTTTTGCAGTTGCATATCTCTTTAAAAAGATATCATCCCAAACATCAGAGATGCCAACTTTAGTCATAGTGACATTTGTAATATTAGATGTTAATGGTTTTGAAAGTGTAATACTTGTTGGTGAATTAATTTTGCGAACTTGAACTTCTTGGCCATCAGACAATGTGATAAAATCATTCTCAAGTATTTCTTGGTCAAATGTAGTTGAAGTTCCAGTCATATTGTTGGAACTTGTTGTGCCAGTTAATGTACCAGTTAAAGTAATTGTGTCCGGTCTCATTGCACGATAACATTCAATGATAACATACTTACCAACAACACCGTCTTGTACCCAATCAATGTCAAGCATTAATTTATTGTGGTGACGATTGAATCTAAACTGTGGTGTGCCAGAGAATAATAAATTCAATGTGCGAATGTGTTGCATAGTAATTTCATATGACACATACGATACAGATGTGAAGTCATAGAGGTCATGCAAACGTAATTGGTAACGCAAGTCAAACATGTTGACTGAAGAATTCGAATCATCAAACGGTTGAACACCAGTCACAAAAATTACTGGGTCTGGGCAATAAATCCAACGTCTATCAATATCTTCTTGTGTGAATTGATGCTTCATGTAAATCTTTTCACAACCATCAAAGTGGTAATCTTCAAAGAATTGAAGTGCATCATCAATACGGTCATCTACTTGGTCGTCATCTACGTTAATTTGAATAACAGGATGACCAAGTCTACGAAGGCAGTAGTCTTTAAATTGTTGTCTTGTAGCGGGTTTAGCCATGGTTATTTCCTATATTATCTTGTAACGCCTGGTGAAATTGTGGCTATACCTTCTCTAACCCGTGTCTTTACATTTGTAGGGCTTGTAATCAAAACATCATAGACTACTCTGCCTGGCGTTAAGTTTGTTGTGTTAGCAGAAGTCATAGTTAAGGTTATTTTGCCATTTGCGCCATCAGAAACTGTGGCTGTAAAATTATTGGCACCTGTAGAATAATAAGACCTACGAAGCTGAGCCGCAGCAGTGTATGAAGATATATTTTGAGCAACACCAGCGGAATCATTAACAGTAATGACTTTTGAAAAATTTGCACCTTGCTCAATTATGAGTTCTAAAAATTCAGAAATTTTGATTCTCCTTGAGGTATTGTCTATTTAGTCAAACAAGATTATTGGAAATAAAAAACCCTGCCGAAGCAGGGTTATTGGCAAACTATCTTGTTATTCTGAGACTGGCCAGTTTTGAGTTGTGACAACTTCAACTAAAGCGGATACAGTTGATGATGCTTCAATTGCAGTTAACAATCTATCACATTCAGTAAGTACTGCTGCACGATATGTTACTATTGCAGCTGGTATCTCTATGTTACGTTCTGTTTTTCTGATTATCATCCAATCTGAATTTGCCAAGAATCTATTTGTATTGGTTTTAATTTGTAATTTCCAATTCGATTTAAGTTGTTCTAAATCTTTTGGATTGTCCACACCCCAATAGAATCTATCATCATATGATTCTGTATCAGAAACTTCTGTAATACCAATAGCTTCTTTTTCTTCAAGTGTGGCATGTCTCAACCAGTTTGCTGGATATTGGATGTTATTATGAATAAAAGAAGTGTCTAATGGTAATGGATTATTGTCTAATAAAAACATTTTGTTCCTTATCTAGCAAGAGAATATTTAAATGGGTTTTCGGCAAATGCAGCATAGATATAATTTCTTGTACCAAAACCAATTTCACCTGAAGAAGTATTTGTAGACCTAATCTTAAAACCATTTGATAAAAAGTCTATACCTCCTGTTGCATTGGTGATACCACCCTGTTCAGCCATGGTAGAATTTGGTGCTAAAAAGTTTGAAGTACCAGGACCATAGTTATATGTTTGTCTTGATGAATCTTGTATGTACCAGTATTCGGTACTATCTGTATTTTTAAACATTATAAATCTAGGTCTGAACCCAAGATATGTAAATGTACCATCGTTGGAGTTGTTATTTTGCCATGAACCAAATTTGGAATAGCCAGCTACTTCTGAAAAGCAGTAGTTAACGTATGTAGTTCCATTGGCATTTACATCTGAGTTATTGCCTGTCTGCATTACTGTTGATGTTGGCGTTGTATCCCAATAGTTTGCAAGCGTTTGAACAGCATTTGTTCCATTCAGAACCATCACCTTTCCAGTTCCTAATGATTGATGGTAAGAAGTCCATGCGCCAACTGCGCTACGAGCCTTAACAATCCGAAAAACAACAGGAGCACCAAGACCGTGACCTATTGTTCCAGCAGTACCTGTACCTGTATACGTCACCACGCTAAAGCCTTGCGTAGCACCAGCACTTACAGTTGATGTGATAGAGCCAGAAGTGTTTGTAACGGCAGTACCGCCAGCTTTCCATTGCCAGCCGACATAGGTTGAGCTACTAGCGTTCCATGCGGAATCACC